TATTGTATGGCCTAAAATAGTTCCTGTATTTTTTGATACATCAGTATTTTTAACATGGACAGAATTTAGTAGAGGTTTCTTGTTCTTAATTGAACAAAAAGAAATGCTTGTAGACAGGCAGTACGCAGGTGTTGTCATAACACCAATGGATACGCATTTAATGGCGTCAATTATTGGATTATATTTTGGAGGAAGTCTTGTCAAAAAATAAAAAAACACACGTGACTAAAGAAGGAAAAGTTGCTAAAAAAGGATTGTGGTATAATATCCATAAAAAAAGAAAATCTGGTAAAAAAATGAGAAAACCGGGTGCTAAAGGTGCACCAACAGCAGCAGCTTTAAAAAGGAGTCAATAAATTATTGCTTTTTATAGAAAAAAGTATATAATACGCCCTTATATGAATCCAATGAAATGAAAGATGAGACCGCTATTTACCTAGTCTTGAAAAAGATTAGAGCGCGAAAAGAAGAGTTAAAAGAGATTATCGCAGCTGGATTACCTAGCTGGGATGAGTATAACCGCACCGTAGGAGAAAATAAGGCCTACGCAATTATGGAACAGGAAATACAAGACCTGCAGAAAGACGAAGATGGAGATACCTAAAAGAAAGTTTGCTTTAGAAGAAAAAGATTTAGCAGTTGAAGCAGATGAAAATAATAAAGTAGCAGAAGAAAAAGAAAATCGCTTTTTAAATAAAATTCAAAAAGAAGCTACAGATAAAATAGAACATTTACCCACTGAAAAAGTATTAGAAAGATTACCAGATCCTACAGGATGGAGAATACTTGTATTACCATACAAAGGACAAGGTAAAACTAAAGGGGGTATTATATTAGCAGATGAAACAATTGAAGAAAGAAGTTATACAACAGTTACAGGATTAGTTCTTAAAATGGGACCGGATTGCTATAGAGATGAAAACAGATTTCCAAATGGACCTTGGTGTAAGAAAAATGACTGGATTATATTTGGTCGTTACGCGGGGTCAAGATTTGGGATAGAAGGTGGTGAAGTGAGAATACTTAATGATGACGAGATAATTGCTGTGGTAAAAGACCCAGAGGATATCTTGCAATATAAATAAACAGGAGGATAAATGCCTGCAGAAACTAAAATTCAGACACAATCTGAAGTAGAAGAAAAAATGGTTGATTTGCCAGATACCGGCTCATCCGTTGATGTAGATATCGCAGACACCAAAAAGACTATTAATCCTGATGAAGATACACCAGCCGTTGAGACTGAAGTTAAAACTGAAGAAACAGCTTCTTCAGATGAAATGGATGATTACGGAAAAAAGGTGCAATCGAGGATTGATAAATTAACAAAAAGACTAAGAGAAACTGAAAGAAGAGAGCAAGCAGCAATTCAATTTGCACAAGGTGTACAAGCCGATTCAGCTAAAGTAAGACAACAAGCAGCTCAAATAAATTCTGGTTATGTAGCAGAATTTGGAGATCGTGTTGCATCTCAAATGGCTGAAGCTAAAAAAGGATTAAAAGAGGCGATGGACCTTGGAGATACTGAAAAACAAGTAGAGATTCAAGCACAAATAAGCCGTTTAGCACTTGAAGAAGAAAGAGTTGCTTCTCAAAAAGCTCAAAGAGAGCGATTGGCCCAGGAAATGCAAGCAAGAGGAGTTGATCCAAATCGACCTCAAATGCCAGCATATCAGCCGCCAAGACCTCAAACACCCCCTCCACCAGACCCAAAAGCTGTGGATTGGGCTGAAAAGAACAAATGGTTTGGAGAAGATGAACCAATGACCTTGACATCTTTCTCAATTCATCGTAAACTAATGGAAGAAGGATTTGACCCGAACTCCGATTCGTACTATAATGAAGTAGACAAAAGGATGAAGGACACTTTCCCTCATAAGTTTGATAAACAAGTTTCGCCAACTCAGGCTGTTGCTTCTGCTAATAGAGGTGGCCAGCCGGCAAGGCGCAAAGGTACTGTGAGACTCACACCATCACAAGTAGCCATAGCAAAAAAACTAGGTGTGCCACTAAGCGAATATGCGAAGTACGTGAAGGAGTAGGCATATGGAAAAAAATAAAAAACAAAATAAACTACCATCACGCGAGTCTGAAACCCGAGTTAAAACCGAACGAAGGAAACCATGGGCTCCACCGTCTCAGTTAGACGCACCACCTGCACCAGCTGGATTTGTCCATCGCTGGATAAGGGCCGAATCTGTAGGACAGATGGATCAAAAAAATGTATCCGCTAGACTACGAGAAGGTTGGGAATTTGTCAGAGCTGACGAATATTCTGACGTTGAATGGCCTGCAATTGATTCAGGTAGATATAGCGGTGTTATAGCTGTTGGAGGGTTAATGCTAGCAAGGATTCCAAAGGAAACCGTTGATGAGCGTAATAAATATTTTGCACAAGTAACGCAAGATAAAGATGATGCTGTTGCAAACGATCCCCTTAAGGACCAACATCCTAGCATGCCTATCTCAAATGAGAGAAGCTCTCGCGTAACATTTGGTGGCGGTAAGAAGAACTAGTTTTTCTCCCCTTAAGTTACAAAAAATTAACACACTCATGAGGAGTGTGTTTTAAAAAATTACTATGAGGATAAATCATGGCTAATATTGACGCGGCCTTTGGGTGGAGACCTATTGGGAAAGTTGGTAGTGGTGTTAACAATAGTGGTACTACTTTGTACACTATTGAAGACAATGCTAACCTAACTGCGTATAAAGGCGATCATGTTATGGCATCTGGTGGTTACATCGTGGCTGGTACAGCTTCTGGTGCAACTAACGTTGGTGTTTTTAACGGTTGTTTTTATATCGACCCAACTAGCAAAAAACCTACATGGTCTAATTACTACAACCAGACAAATGTAACCGCAACAGGTTCCATTTCTGGTTCAACTAATATTGACGCGTATATCTATGATGATCCGTATTATCTTTTCGAAATCCAAACTGATGCTACAGTTGCTAAAACTGCAATCGGTAAAAATGCTGATTCGATAATTGGAACTGGTAGCACCGTAAATGGTCAGTCTAAACACGAAATGGACAGTGGTAGTACTACTACTATTGCAACTACTTCAGGACTACAGATGAAAATTATTGGTATCACTAAGGATCCAGAAAACGATGATGCTTCAAGTGCTAACTCTAACTGGTACGTTATGTTTAACGAACACGTTAAGTTAGGAACTGGAATCACAGGTACGTAAGAGTTAGGAGAAAATTAAATGGCAATTTCAAGAATGCAATTGGTCAAAGAATTGGAACCTGGCTTGAACGCCCTGTTCGGATTAGAGTACGACCGATACGAAAACCAGCACACAGAAATTTTCGATTCTGAAAGTTCTGACCGTGCTTTCGAGGAAGAAGTAATGTTAGGTGGGTTTGGTAATGCAGAAGTAAAACCGGAAGGATCTGGTGTTGTATATGAATCAGCGCAAGAAACTTTCACTGCTCGCTACACTCACGAAACAATTGCTTTAGCTTTCTCATTAACTGAAGAAGCTGTAGAGGATAACCTTTACGACAAAATCAGCACTCGATACACAAAAGCATTGGCACGTTCAATGGCTAACACTAAGCAAATAAAAGCTGCTAACGTTCTTAACAGAGCGTTCAACAGTTCTTATCTTGGTGGTGATGATAAGGAGCTTTGTGCTACTGATCACACTACTATGGCTGGTGACCAAAAGAACGAATTGTCAACTGCTGCTGACTTGAACGAAACTTCGCTCGAGCAAGCAATGATCGATATTGCTGGTATGAAGGACGAAAGAGGAATGAAAATTGCTCTTCGTGGAATGAAAATGATCATTCCTGTAAATCTTCAATTTACAGCTGAAAGGTTGATGAAATCTGCAGGTAGAGTAGGCACTGCTGATAATGATATCAACGCAATCAAATCAATGGGAATGGTTCCACAAGGATATGTGGTTAACAATTTCTTAACTGATACTGATGCTTGGTTCATTAAAACAGATGCTCCTAATGGCATGAAAATGTTCACTAGGTCTCCTATTAGAACTGCTATGGAAGGTGACTTCGATACTGGAAACGTTAGATATAAAGCAAGAGAAAGATACAGCTTTGGCTGGTCTGACTGGCGTGGAGTATTTGGCTCTCCAGGAGCTTAATCAATTTAAGTGGGGGAAATTGTTTCCCCCACTTATCCTAGTATTAATTAGTTATACAGACTGGCTAGGCAGACGATATAGAGACTG